TATGATCCTTAATTCCCTACGCATGTATCGCATGAGGTTCTGCGATGAGTATGGTGAGTTGGTTCTATGCTATGATTCCAAACACTACTGGCGCAGGGATTATTACCCTGAGTACAAGCACAGTCGCAAGAAGGGCAGAGAATCTGATAATAAAGATTGGGATGCCATCTTCGAAGTGCTGAACGCAGTCAAGGCAGAACTGAAAGAGTTCTTCCCATACAAACACCTTGAGGTGTATGGTGCAGAGGCAGATGATATCATTGCTGCACTGTGTGGTGAGTTGGAGTTCGACAACGGTAAGACGTTGATCCTGTCAGGCGACAAGGATTTCATTCAGTTGCAGAAGTTCCGTAACGTGACACAGTACAGTCCTATCACCAAGAAATTTGTGAACGGTGTTGATCCAGATATCTATCTGAGTGAGCATGTTCTAAAGGGTGACAGCAGTGATGGTGTTCCTAATGTGCTATCACCAGACAATACCTTTGTGGATGGACTGCGACAGAAACCTCTGAGCAGGAAAAAAATTCAGGCTATGGTTGAGGGAGAGTTTCCTAACGATGAGGTCAAACGAAACTTTCAGAGAAACAAGAGACTGATTGACCTTAAAGAATCACCACCAGAGTTATTTTTTGAAATATTAAAAGAGTACCAAGGGGCACCAGAAGGCAACCGCAGCAAACTACTAAATTATTTTACACAGAAGAGGTTACGCAGCCTCGTTGAATCGATAGGAGAATTTTAATGGCTATAGGTATAGACACATACACACGCAGCTTTGCAGAGATTTTGACACAGGTTTCTAAAATCAAATCAAAGAAGGAAAAGGTTATTTTTCTAAAACAATACCAGACAGATGCACTTCGCATGATATGCAAGTCATCCTTTGATCCCAACATTGTTTGGGAACTTCCAGAGGGCGATGTTCCTTATAATCAGAATGATGCTCCAGAGGGAACAGAACATACTCTATTAGCGCATGAAGCCAGGAAGTTGTATCATTTCATCAAGGGCGGCAATCCTGCCCTAAACCAGAACAAACGTGAGATAATGTTTGTCCAGATGCTTGAGGGACTTCATAAGGCCGAAGCCGAGTTGTTGTGCGCGGCGAAGGACAAAATTCTACACCAGAAATACAAGGGCCTGTCAGACAACGTGGTCAAAGAGGCCTTCGATTGGGATGATGATTATAAACGATTTGATGTGAATGGGTCATATCCACAGGCGAAAGGTTTAGCCGCAGGGTAACTTTTTTTGAGAATCGTTTATAATCAATGGCTTACCGGCTACGATTTCTCTTGACAAACCCTGTTTCGTATGGTACTATAGGGTATGATGAGAAATGAAGAGAGAGAGATTGATATGAATATTGATATGAATATTGAAATGAAAATGAACACCCTGCTTAAGAACATCCGAAAGGACTATTTTGAGTGGACTATGGGTTGTGCTGCACACAATGGTCGAGGCATCCTCAGCGATATCAACAAGGAAATGATTGCTAAGTTCAGTGAGAATCTGACCTACAAGACGGGTTCCAAATACATCAAGGTTTTCTCCGAAGGTGGTAGCGTTTGGGGTTTTGTTGTCAACACCGATAACGATAAGAAGTTCAAGAAGGGTGATATTCTGAAAGCCGCTGGTTGGGCTGCTCCTGCTCGGAACGCGGCGCGGGGAAACATCGTTGACGGTGGTTACACCATCAACTGGACCGGCCCCCTTTATCTCTAGGAGATTGAAAATGATTAGATTTGTAACTGGTGTTCTCACCATTATTGCAGGGGTAGGTGCCGTTGAGGGCACTGCTCCCCTCGCCACTGGTATTTTGATTGCCACTGTGGGTGTTCTCATTATGTTATGGGGTTTAGGTGCCATGGCAGAAAAAGGCGATTTGAATGTTGGTTAGCGTCACTGGTTCAACTAAGGGTGTTCGCACATTGGTCAGGCCTGCCACTTGGTGGTATGCTGAGAAACTGATGGGCAAACGTCTGATGAACGGGTTGGAAATTAATATCAAATTGAAACGCAACCTTCTCAAAAAATACAATATGGAAGGGTCAGCCATCTACGAAGATGATACTCGCCGCCCCAAAAATTTCACCATAGAACTTGATAGCACCTGTGCTATCCGTAGTATTCTCATCACTCTCGCTCATGAGATGGTTCACATCAAGCAGTGGGCAAAAGAGGAGATGTATGAGTATTACAATACACCAAAAATGGTGCGCTTCAAAGGTAAAAAGTTCAATATGGATGATATAAACTATTGGGATTACCCTTGGGAAATTGAGGCATATGGCCGTCAGTTGGGGTTGTTCGTTCGGTTCTGTGAAGACACAGGAATTGCAAATCGTGAAGATATGAAAGAGGATTGTTAGATGATTGAAGTTGATTTGGGTAATGTAGTTTGTGAGGAACTTGATTTCCTGAAGCGAGTTGAGCGCACAGGAGATAAGATTAATCTTGTCTTTGAGGGCATGAACGGTAATGAGGTTTTTCTTACTGCCAGCGCAATGCGTGATGGTGATGTGTGGAATGTAAAGGAGATTTATAATGTCTAAGATGAATAACTGGATGATGGAAATCGAAGATTTCTGTAATGGATATTTCTTTGATGCACCTATTCCGAATGACTTCAGTGTTGATGAGGTGGTTGAGGATGTCGGTATGTATTTTAAGAGCGGCGAAGCAACAAAGTACGCCAAACAGTATCTCACAGAACAATTGGGTGAAATGTGAACGGACTCGAAACGCTGCTCGCCGCGTCACTACTTGTCGGTTCCATGACGCCGACGCCGAGCGTATCAGACAACAGGTCTAAAGAATGTCTTGCAATGAACATGTATCATGAGGCAAGGAATCAAGGAACCGCTGGTATACTGGCAGTTAGTGCTGTTGTCTTTAATAGGGTCAATGACTCAAGGTTCCCTAATACCATCTGTGGAGTGGTAGAGCAGGGGCCTACACGCGCATCATGGAAAGACCCCAAGGTTCGGTTCCCTATTAAATACAGATGTCAGTTCAGCTGGTATTGTGATGGCAAGAGTGATAAACCACATAACAAAAAGGAATACCAATATTTCCTCGACTTGTCAACAGCAATTTTATCTAACGAGATTCCCTTTATTGATATTACAGATGGCGCAATTTACTACCACGCCGATTATGTGATGCCATCATGGGCAAAGACAAAAACGAGGACCATTGAAATTGAAGATCATATTTTTTATAAGTGGAAGAACTAATGAATAAAATAGATGAATATAAGGAAAAGTTAAACTACGATGTCTTGGCAGACATTACTTCTATAAAAAGTAAATCAATGACATTTGATGAGTATCAAAAATTCGCACGGTCAACAAAAATCTATCCAGAAGACTGTAAAGTGGTGTATCCTACACTTGGGTTGTGTGGTGAAGCTGGTGAAGTTGCAGAGAAAATTAAGAAACATATGCGGGACGGTAGATCATTGGCCGGTGTCGGCCTTGAACTAGGTGATGTGTTGTGGTATATCTCTGCACTTGCAGATGATCTAGGTGTAACTCTAGAAGAGATTGCACAAACAAATGTGAATAAGTTGAAGTCTAGAATGAGGCGTGATAAGATTAATGGAGATGGAGATAATCGATAATGAGTCATTTTAGATTCATTGAGAAGAATATCGATGTATCTAAGATACTGGCAGATATTAAGCCAGAGGATTGGGGTGTTGCGGGATCACTAAAAGGTGCTGCTGGAGATACGAAACCGTATGGATTTCTACCTCTCACTATGGCGGCAGTGAAGAACGCTGATGATGACCCGAAGAAAACTGAGTTACAACAGAACACTCCTATGTACTACTGTTATCCCGGTATCAGAAAATGGTTGAAGTCTTATAGGCTACATCGACATTCACGGGCAGCGTTCTTTAGGTTACGGCCGGGTGAGACACTAGGAAAACACATCGATGAAGGTGAATACTATCTGACGCGAGACAGGTATCACCTATCGTTACAGGGCACTTATCTGTACACAGTTGAAGATGAGTCACACCAGATCGAGCCCGGCACATTTTTCTGGTTCGACAACAAACGAACACATATGTCATACAACAATGGTGATGTAGATCGTCTGACCTTTGTGTGGGACGTTCCCAAGGGAAGGCGAAATCCGTAATGGCCGAGGTAATATCACTAACGGACCTAATTGAGTCCAGACTCAAGAAACAACAAGAGATAGAATATTATCAGGAATCATTAGAGAGGTTGCAAAAGAAGATTGGTGAGTTAGGTAAGGAAGTCAGTATTACCACGATTATTATTGATATGATTGAGAGCGAAAGGGTCTTGACAATTGATGAAAAACAAGGTAAGATGCTACTATTAGATGATACAAGGAAAGAAGAATGAGCGCTGTTATGGATACGATTGAGGAAATGGAATGAATATATTTTACCTAGACCGCGACCCCAAGGTTGCAGCACAGATGCATTGTGATAAACATTGTATTAAGATGATACTGGAGAGCGCACAGATGCTATCTACTGCTCATCGTTTTCTTGACAGTGACTTGTATGCAGACAAAGTTGGACTATACAAGATGGCTCATAAGAACCATCCTAGCACCATTTGGGTTCGTTCCAGTGACGAGCATTACAAGTGGTTATATAATCTTATGTTGTCATTGATGGAAGAGTATACCTATCGTTATGGTAAGCACCATGCGACTGAGCGTCTTATTGAACCATTGCGACTAGTCCCATTCTTTATTATGAAGCAAGGATTCACTGATCCGCCCATGTGTATGCCTGATTACTGTAGGGGAGATGACACAGTTAGGAGTTATCAGAATTACTACATAGTAGAGAAATCAGACTTTGCAACATGGAAGTTCAGAGCAATACCGGAGTGGTTCAATGCAGAGAGAGAATTACTGGGATTACATGGGTAGACGAATGAGAGAAGACAGATTTAAAATAAGAAATGTTTCATCAGCTGAAACAAAATTGCTTCTCCGTATAGAAGAACTGGAACGTAAGTTGGCCATACTTGGTGGTGACCCTCGACAATTGGAGTTAGACGTATAATGCCGACATACACATTTTATAATAGTGAGACAGAAGAACAGTGGGATGATATGATATCCAATGATGAACGAGAGAAGCTCCTAGAGGACAATCCTCATATCAACCAAATCCCCGGCGGGTTTATTGTTGTTGGTGACCATATCATGGGTGCCGGTCCAAAGGTAGATGGCGGGTTCACTGAGAACATGCAACGGATTGCTGGAGCACATCCTGGCTCACCTATGGCAGATAGGTTTGGTGGTAGTACACAAACTCATAAAGAAATTAAAACGAGGGACGCAATTAGTAAACATGCAAAGACAGTTGCTCGTGAAGGTTTCTCTGCAAATAGAAAGAAATCATTATAATAAAAACTATGATGCAATTCGGTATAAATAGAATTGATGCGGGCGAGAAATATCATACTTCAGCACGGACGCGCAGCGTCCTGCAAGCTGGGAAGTCACTCCGCCCATGCATCAGAGAGAGGGGCTCGCGCACTCCTCTCTCTCACTTTTTAAGTAAGGGTATATAATGTCAAGTGCTAAGAAAAACAAAGAGATCAATCACAACAATCTAGTTGCAGTCAAACCCATCACTGATAATCAGAAGGTGGTGTTCGATACATATAAGAAGGGTAAGAACCAATTTTTGTTTGGTGCTGCTGGCACAGGCAAGACGTTCTGTGCGTTGTATCTAGCCATACAATCAGTCTTGGATTTGAAAACCAAATATGAGAAAGTGATTTTAGTGCGCTCTCTTATTCCCACACGCGAGATTGGTTTTTTGCCGGGTGATGAGGAAGACAAAGCTGCACTGTATCAGGTGCCATATCAGAACATGGTTCAGTTCATGTTTGAGCAACCTAACGAACAGTCCTTCAATAATTTGTATGATCGTCTCAAGGGGCAAAGTACTCTCTACTTCCTATCAACTTCTTTTCTAAGGGGGTTGACATTTGATAACGCAATCATTATAGTAGATGAATGTCAGAACATGAACTTCCACGAACTGGATACGATTACCACTCGCGTTGGGCAGGAT